AGACGTCGATCCTGACTCAGATCATCTCGATACAAGGGTTACTTATAACCCTTTTACCGAGAACCCTAGTCAGTTCGATACTGGTCACGAGTTTTATACTCGGAGAAGGACTTCTCGTCTTTCTCACATGAACTATTTCGCAAGAAATAGTACAGGTTCAGTCCGCTTCCGCGGACCCCTCGTGTTGGGCAGTTTTGCAGAGAATGTAACGGATAATTTTCCCGTTGTCAATAGACTTGATGCGAATAGCATCAAATACTATGGCAGTCGTGCGATTTCTCGTACGATTCCTACTCTGCCGTCTGCGAACGTCTCAACATTTATCGGTGAGCTCATCTCTGATGGGCTTCCAATAACTGGTGCGGCTATAGGTAGACTTTTTGAACAGGCTAAGTATCTCCAATCAATCGGAGATGCGACGCTAATTCTAAAGTTTGCTCTAGAACCGTTCATAAGAGATATCAGCAAAGTTTTAGTTGCTGTATCTACTGCTGGTCGACGTATCGATCAGTTTATGAGAGACTCGGGCCGTCAGGTCCGTCGCTCCTATCATTTCGAAGATGAGAACTCATCAGTAGTTGAAGCTATATCTCTTTACGAGACTGCTTCTCTACTCCAACCTTTTATGGTTGCTCGAAATCCAGATATGGGTTCCAAAACCACTGTGACCAATACAAAAACTTGGTTCAGTGGAGCGTTCATGTATTATGCCGAGTTTGGTTCTTCCATCCTCGAACAAATACGTGAAGCCGGCCGCAAGGCTGACTTAATTCTGGGGTTTGGTATTACTCCAGAAACGCTATGGGAACTCACGCCATGGTCATGGCTTGTCGACTGGAAGGCTAATATTGGAGATGCTATTTCCAATATGACGCGTTTCCAAGCTGACAGGCTTGTGTTAAGGTATGGTTATTTGATGCGACAAACTGTCGTATCTCGTAACTATGCTCTCAATGGACTCCAGTTTATTAATGGAGCTCCCGGGACTTTAAACTATACCCTTCAGGTGGTTCAGAAGGAGAGGTTTAAAGCAACACCTTATGGATTCGGCCTTAATCCTAACAGTTTTACTGTGGATCAATGGGCGATCCTGGCCGCTCTTGGTTTATCCAAAGGCGGTAAGGTGCTTCCCTAACAAGGGGAGTGGAGCATTTATCAAGCTCCGACACTCAATGATGACATTCAGTCATTGTTGTTTTATCAATGTATCGCCGTGAGGCGTCACTGAAAGAAGGAATGTCATGGCATTTTCCGATCCACAATCAGTTACTATTAATGCGGTTGCAAACTCTCTTCCGAGAGTAAGCAGCGGCGTTAACACCGGTTCCTTTTCAAAGGACGATGGTAACGTCCAGCTTTCGGTTTCGCATACCTATGGTAAGCGTACCCGTCGGGCTGTTCGCATTAATTTCTCCAAAATTGCTGCTGATCCGTTGATCAGCGCTCAGAATATCCGCTATTCACATAGCTGGACTCTGGTCGCAGATCTTCCCCCGACAGGTTTTACTGTCGCTGAAGCAAAGCAGGTTGCCGATGGCTTTATCGCCTGGCTCTCTGCGTCTTCTGGAGCTAAGATCACCCA